GGTCCCGCGCGTCATATGCGGCGTAATCAGCCAACGCAGCCTCGTATTCGGCAATCTGATCGGAAAAGTCCTGCCCGACGTGCCGGCGTTGACGCCAGATAGCGCCCTTGACTAGCAAGTCCTCGGGAATGAGCGAGGTCTCGGCATCCAGTTACAGCCGGTCGGTGCCGTTCGATGCCCATGCGGTTGACTGGTAATGAACGGTTGCCGTCGCTGCGTTGGCGAGGAACGGATAGAAGCTAATCGACGAACCGCGCAGCCGGTAGAACCTGGGGGTTCCTTCCACCGGCGTCAGGGCAGCCCATTCGTCGGGGGAAAGCCCGCCACGAACCGCAACACTGCCGGCAAAGACAGCCCCGCCCTCAATCAATTTGAGATAGTAGGCCGGCAATGCGAAGTTGGCAGTCGCGCCTGTTCCGGTGATGGTCGTGGTTGTCCTGAGAGCACCCCAGTTCACACGCCGCGCCAGTTCAAGGCCGGTGTCATTGATGAATTGCACCACGTTGACAATCTCACGCGCGGTCGAGCTGGCAGTCGCGGGGACATCCAACGCCGTGTTGCGGGCAACGTCTTGGGCAATCGTGAGCAGCGTCATGGCGTGTAAGCCTGCATTCTGACAACGCCGTTAGCCCACCGGCTGCGGTCGTCATCAACCTTGATTTCGTCAAGCGCGTTGGAAAATAGCTGGTCGGTCGTTGCAGCAAGTTCGGGATCACGCAGGAACTTCGCAGCCTCAAATCCCACCGCGTATAGGTAGACTTGCGGATGGTCAGCCAGAAGCCAGTTGGTCGTTGTCGGGCTGGTCGTCAGCGTCGGTAGGGCTGCGAAGTAGCGCAGTTCACGGGTGCCGGTCAGGCCGTAGATGACGACATTTGATCCATCAATGGCGTATTGCATGTTACTTGAGCGGGGGAATTGCACATCATTCAGCGACGTGGCCCGCATCGGCTCATTGTGCATGTTGAACAGGCTGATGATTTCAAGGCAGTTGGTCGGCAGAGGTGCAACGCCAGACGTGAAGGTAAGCGTCGCCGTGGTCATCTGCTTGCGGGTGCGCAGCTTCTTGTTCAACGTGGTTTCGGCCAGTTGAACAAGGCGCGGGAACACGTCACTGATGGCGCGGTTGTTGACGTGCTCCGAAACCGCCAGCCTGAGGTCCAAGTAATCCGCAAAAGCTGGCATCAGACTTTTCCTGACCGTGTGCGGAAGGCGCGATTATCGCCGTTATTCATCCATTTGGAGATGAATTGCTTGTCGTCTTGCAGGTGGGCTTCATGCAGACCGCTGGAATGGAGCAAGTTGAGCGGAACGCTTGCAACGCGCGCCCAATCGCCGAACTTGGTGCCTTCCGCTTCCTTGTAGGCTTCGGCGTTGGCTTCAATGACGGCATCAACCGGCGTATCAATCCTGAACACGCTGTTGCCCTCGTCATCCAGTGACCACCAGATGGTCCGGCCCGTTGCGGGGTCGTGCTCAAATAGCGTCCACGAACCATCAGTTATTTGCATGATACCTGTCCATGGTTTTCCGAAAATCCATACTTTACGTCGGCGCTTTTGCGCGCCATCACGGCATCTTCTTTTTGTTCAAAGTTGCCCAGAAATATGTCTCGCCCCTCAGCGCGAATGTCCGCTCGCCACTTGTTCCGAGAAGGCACCCATCGCACGCCGATAACACCGCTTTTGTTTCGGGTTCCTAGGCTTCGATTTTGCGCGTTAATGGTATAATTAGCGGCCCGAAGATTGCTAATCCGGTTATTAGCCCGGTTGTGGTCTATATGATCAATCATGCCGCTCGGGTCCTCACCGTAGTGCATGACCCAAATAAGGCGGTGTGCGAGAACATTCATTCCCAACAGTTCGCCCTTTGGGTATCCTGCGCTGCCCCTGCCTGCGAAAGCTTCTTTTCCGGCGTGCTGCGCATTCCATACGTTGCACGCCGCATCAGGGAACTTTGCTGACTGGAACCAGTCAGAGGTTCGCTTACGCCAATACAGTTTGCCCGTTTCTGGGTCATACCGAAGCAGTTGCAAAAGGACCGCTTGCGCAGGTAATGTGTTGGCAGCCATATCGAACCTCATCCGTTCGTGGTGGTCAGGGGCCGGCTTGGTGTTGACGCACCAACTGGCTCCGTTTTGTTAGCACATTCAGTAGCTTAACGCAATCACTCCCCCGGAAAAGCGTCGGCACGTTCGGCCTTGCCGCTGGCAATCAGCCGCTTGGCTTCGGCGACCGGAAGGTCAATCACGGTGCCGGCTTCAATGCGGGCATCTTCTTCAAGCCAGAAATCATACAGCAGCTTGACGGGTGTCTTGGGTTCGGCCATTGCGGCCTCCTGTTGGGGTTCTGAAATGGAAAGAGGCGGCATCGCTGCCGCCCCTTGTGGTTTGCGAGCTACGCCTTTCGGCCAGCCCATATCAGGCACCGAGCGCGGCGAACGACACGACAATGGTCCCGTTAAGGGCCTGTGCCGAGGCGTGCAGGTTTGCCACCAGAATGACCAACGAGCCGTTGGCAGGAGACACGCGGGTCACGACAGGCGAGCCTTGCGTGTTCGTGCCGTTTGACACCGAAGCCATCACAAGGTCAGTCGCAACGATTGACGTGTTGGTGATGGTGAGGGTGTAAACGCCGTTCTGCGCCGTGGTGAGGGCTTCAGACGTGATCTTGCCAAAACGGTTGGCAAGGGTAGCAGCGCCGGCGGCGGCAGTAGCCGTGCCGGAATTGGTCGAGAAGATTGTTGCCATGACGGCATCCTTTCAATGATGTGAGGGAATGGGGCAGAACCTCGTAAAGTCCTGCCCCTGTGTCGTCAGGTCGAAGCGGTCAGGCCGAACAAATCGGCCACGACGCCCAACCCCTTCTCGTTCTTGACTGCGAGAGTGCCTTCGCCGATGAGCACGCCGCGCTCAGCGTCACCAGTCTTGGCGACGTTCGGATCTTCCTTGATGGGACGGAGCCACTTCCACTCAAGGAAGTCGGGGTCCACAAAGAAGGCGTTACGCGCGAGGGTGGCAGAGCCAGCCATCACGCGGTTCGGCATGACCATCACCCGGCCAAATGGGCCTTCGTAATAGTCGGCAGTGGCGACCACGGTGTTCTTCGCAGCGCCGCCCTTGTCAACGTTATAGCGGAAGGCTGCAACGTTGGTGTCAGACATGAAGGTCACGAAAACGCTCTTCACGTAGGGGCTGACAACGAGCGACTTGAAGTTCGCGCCGTTGTTGTAGCCAGACTGCATGACGGTATCCATGAGCGTCTTGGTAAACGCACGCTGGGTGCCGGCACCGGGAGCGACAGTGAGACCAGTGCCGGTGTTGAAGCCGCCGTTGGTGCCAGAGCCGCCGCGCGAGACGTTGGAGACCAGCCAGGTGGACAGCGTGCCGGACTGACGGGTATTGCCGCCGAGGCTGGGCAGGGTGTCAACGATGGAGAATTCCACGTCCTTACGCAGTTCGACACCACGCTTCAGCTTGGTGCGCTTACGCTTGGTGGCGTTGCCGGCTTCGGAAGTGACTTCCTGCGTGTTCGAGATGATCCAGTCCTTGCGGAAGATCTGGGTGAAGTTCGCGAGACGTGCAGGCGGGGTCACAGCGCTGAAAGTGTAGTCGTCACCTTCTTCGCGGATGTTACGGGCCGGAGTGGCGAGGTCATCGACGGACCATTCAGGCTTGATGGAATCGGCCTTGCCTTTGCCCATCATGGTGAAGAGAGGAGTATCTTCCGGCGTAATCATGCTGATAACGTCGGACAGGCTTTCGCGGTTCGTGGTCGCACCGGACGCACGAAATGTGTTGGTAACAATGGCCATTGTGGCCTCCTATGATGATTGAGGGCGGATCAAATGAGATCGAGCGCGTCCTCAAGACGGCCCGAACTTGAGAGCCGCTTCATCGCATCCTGCCTGCCCTTCATCGCGACAGCGCCTTGTGTGGCTGCTTGGCGCTTTGTGGGGGATACGGCAGGGACACCCTGGACCTTCTTCTGCGCTGTTTTCTTGGCTTCCAGCGCTTCCATGCCGAGTGATGCAAGGTAAGCGATGCCAAGACGCCTGTGGTCAGTCTCGTTGGCCACGTCCTGCGGGGTCATGCCGACATAGGCAGCCGCCTTCAAAGCACGGTCGAAAAACTCTTTCCGGCCTTGCTCTTTCGTGGTCATCGGGAACCGTTCAGCGAGCCTAGCGTTTTCAGTCGCAATGACTTCGGCGCGGGCTTCGCTGTTGATGCTGGCGACGGCCTGTTTAGGTGCCGCCCCTAGCTCAATCAGGGCGCTGATCTGGTTGATTGCAGCGTCATAAATCGCGCGTTGGCGATAGTGGGCTTGCGGGTCAGAATACAGCAATGCAGGGTCTGGTTCAGGCGGTATCTGCTTGGCGAGAAAGTCCGCCAGAACATCGACCGTCTGCGTGACGCGGTTAGCCTGCGCTTCAAGGCTCTTGCGCGTCTCCGCGACCTGAGTTGTCTTGATGCGGTAATCCCGATCCC